CTAAATAATCCATTTTCCACTTCTGAACCTAAAACTTCTCTTCTATGCTGAGACACTCCTTGCGCCATTAGAGAGCTAACTTGTGGTACAACAGATCTTCCTGATAAATACTGATCTGAATTGGAAGGACCAATCCAGCTTTTTGAAGATTTTTTATTAATCATCATTCCTCATTTTCTACCATACCTTCTTTAACTCTCATTGATTATATATCAATAGTTACATATTATACTCTTCTTTTAATATATCCCGTTATTATTAATGGTTTATTTTGATCTTTGAGGGATTGATTTTGCATTGCCGGATTATTGCTTGAAAACCCTTTTGTTATTAAAAATTTATAAGCAATATAAGCATTAAGTAATGCCATAAAACCATCGTTTGGAGTTCCACCTTTAACATAATGAAGGCTTGGGTCACCACCTCTAGAAATAGATGGTTTAATTTCCATACTAGCACAATGCTCAATTAACCATCCAATTTTTTCATAATCACCATAAGGAAATCTAATCATTCCTTTTTTCATTTGTTCATATAATTCGCCAATATAATAATCTCTTTCAAAAACAATTTCTTTTGGAAAAGCATCGGCTGTGAACTTCACATGATTATTTACTTTAGGATGAGCGCGCGATACTATATATTTATCTCCATAAGCAGTATGTAATAATTGAGAAAAGTCATTAGAATAACCAATATCTCCAACAGCCAAATCAATACTATATTGTCTCATCATTTGATCAATAATGCCTTTTTTACTTTCTATATCATTTCTTTTAAATTTAGTTGCAAATTCAATTGATAATATGCCGGCGCCTTTTGCGGTTAAAATGCAGGCAGTACTATAAGATTGTCCAACCTTTTTTGCACTTTCTGGATTTGCCAATTGTTCAAAATCTGCTCTAGCTCCATAGTCTATTCCAGCAACAACAATTGCCTCTTCACCAGGAGAAATTCTAGATCTAAATTTTCTTCCAATATCACCACAATGCTCTCTAATTTCTTCAGGAGTAATTGGGCTTGAATCTCCTTGGAAAAATTCTCCAAGAACTTCATTCTGATATACTCTTTCAGTGTTAACTGGATGTATTCCAGGCTTTTCATTTAATACATCTTCTTTTGTAAATAAAGGCATATATAATTGATTGATATGAAAACCAATTAATCCATTATCATCTTCAGCAGCCTCTGGATTTAATGCGACCCATTTGCCACGTTCTGCGGCTTCTCTCTTATCTTGTTCATGTCCACAATGAGTACATTTAACAATGAATCCATGAATCCAAATTTTTTCCCAATCATCTGATCCTGGAGTATAAAGTGGGAAATGTTTTTCACACTTTTCACATCCTAAATAATAATATTGCTGGGTTGATATTTGCCATCTTTTATGAAATCCAGAGCCCTTTCTACGAGGTGTTCCGAATAATACCTGAATACCCTTTTTACCATATTTTGCTGTAGTAAGAATTTTTAATGCATTTCCTATTGCTTGATCGGATGTTTTTTGAACTTCATCAAAGAAAATTCCATCAGCAGTACGACCCATTATTCTGTCAGCATCAATGCCTGTTGATTCAATCCATAAATGGTTTCCACCCATGAATTGTTTAAAATGTAAAGAGTCATTTGTTGCAGATGTTGGATCTAACAATGCTTGCATATAGGTTTTAGTTTTACCACCTTTTTTTGGATCAGATCCTTCAACTGGAACTGATAATGTAATCATTTGATTAAGTTTAGTTTTTGAATAAGCTGCCGCTAATTCTAATTGTGGAAATGTATGAATAATTCTAATAGGTGGTTTATCACCAACGCCAAAAAGACCAGAGCCCATGAAATACATTTCAAGAACACTAGCCATTGTTGTTGCTCCAACCTGACGACCTTTAACCATAATTATTGGTTTAGAATTTGGTTCTAAAGCTTTAATTCCTATATAACGATAAATATCGGCAAAAGGCTTGTAGCCGTTGCCGTGCAATCTAAATGGCTTTCCTTCTAATGTTAGATATTTCTCCGCGAAACTCACAGGATCTAGCATAAGTAACTGTTGTTTTAACTTATTAAACAACTCTTTATCAGCATTTGCTGATGTATTTTGAACTGGCACGAGAATTCCTTATATCTTAGCTGGAGTCAAGGCATAAAAAGCATCAGTATTAGCAGGGTCTACATCAGAAACGTTACTGGTGTCGCTCTTTCCTAAATTGCGATTATCTTCATTATTAGAATTGTCTTGCTTAGCTTTTAAATTAAGATCACTTACATGTAAAAGTAAATCATCATCATCCCATGAATTATCATCTGATACATCATTGTTGTGAATTGATCTGACTTTTTCAATAATTGCGATAACTGGCAAATTGCCTTTAGTATCTCTGATGATATTTTGAATAGTGTTGGCTATATTTGGTTTTTTTTGAATAACTTTTGGTGTTTTCTTTTTTGATTTAGCATCGTTTTGATCAATACTTGCTTTTTTAGAATTAGTACCAGAAGTTTCAGATGTCTTGATTTTATCAAGATATGCGGTAAGACCACTTCTATTTTTCATATCTTCTACGGCAGATTGCACGGAAGTATATTTTGGCTTACCATTCATAATTGTAGATATTTGATCAAATAAAGAACTATCTACAGACTTTGGTTGAACCGCGTCTTTTTGTAAACTTTTTTGAAATTGCTTAAGCCAATGATCTTCATCTGCTGATTCATCGGCATTTCTTGAAATAACTGGTTGGTGTCTAATATATTTTGACATTTTATCCCTTGAAGTTTTGATTCCAATCCATACCTTCTTCAACGGAAAGGTCATCATCTGGCATAAAGCCTCTATCTTGTCTTAGCGCATATCCCATATCAGATAATAATTGCATTGTTTCAGCTTGCTCACGTTCGCTTAATTTATATTTCTTAACCTGTCTTGCATATAAATCTTCTATATCATGACCTCCAGATACCATTCCATTTATGCAAACTCTAGCAACTCTTGAAATAAGAAGAGGTACTGTTACATAAATGCCTTGGACTCCAGTAATTTTTTGAGCTTCTTTTACAAGTGAACCCGATTCATCATCAGCTCTTTTCTTGGTCTTTTTCTTTCCCTTTTTAGATTCTTTAACTTTATCAATTCTATCATTAAGCATATCTAATCCCTTTTCAATTTGGGTTCTGACATGTTCAATTTGATCTGCATCTAATTCGCCCTCTAAATCTAATCTCATTGCTTTAGAAATTTCATTATCAAGTCTCTCAAAATAAGACACTGCTCTTTCAAGACCAGCAGTATCATATCCTGAATGTTTTGGTACATCATTAATTCTGGCTTTAACCCAAGCTAAAAATCCTTTAGCCCCTTTTGATTCCCAATCCCATTTTTCACTTTTTTTAGATTTAGCAGAATCATCAGCCTTATCTTTATCTTGTTCTTTTTCTTTTAATTCATCTTCAGATACAGAAATTGATTCTTCAATCATTCTGGCTTTTTCCGGATCAAAATCTGGAGCGCCAGCCAACTGACCATCTAAATTAATTTCTAAAATTAGATTTGGGTTTTCTTTCATTTCTACAGAGTCTTGAACTTCAAGTGCAGGAGCTTGTTGAAAATGAGGAATTGAATGACCTTCTTGAATTTCAAAAGGTCCAGAAATAGGAACAATTTGAATAGGAGACCCCTGTAATGAATCATCTATTGGCAATTGATCTTCAACAATTATTTGTGCTGTTGTCTCTAACATTGATACCCCTAAAGCTTGCAATTTTGCTTATATACATTTATATGTAATAATAGTCGTTACTAATTCATGTCTTATCATAAATATCTGTGCCAGATTCAGTTTTTCCACCAGATGGATCTATTTGGTCTTCAAAACCTTCTTGCTCTGTTAATCCGTCTGGAAGACCATAAGAAGGATAATTATCACCTAAATCTAAATATTTATCTAATAAATTATTTATATTATCAATAGAATTTTCATCATAATCTCTACCATAATCTAATTCAGTAGGTAATTTGCCCTCTAAATCTTGTTTTGGTAAATATTCATCCAAAGCACCACCAGTTAAATTTGAATTTCCAACAATCCCTTCATTTGGTAAAATGGGGTAAGATTTAATTTGATCATCAATTGGAAAATCAATCTTATTAAAATCAACATTACAATACTGGCATGATTTTACTATATTTTTACCACTTTCTATGCACCTACATTTATGACCACATCCTGTACATGTAAAATGATTATGCGAATTTGAATTTTTTATAATAAAAAGAAATTCCATTCTTGCTTTAGATGCTTTTGGATTTTTAGTAATAGATCCATCATCTTGTTTCCAAGAATCATCGGCATGATATTTCGTCTTAGATCTCTTTCTTCTATCTTTAAGAAAATCCGCAACGCTTTTATAATTTTGCATGGCATGCCAGCCTTCACCGGGACCATGCTCAGCCTTACCATCAACACCGTCAACTTCATAAACATCATAATTATGATAAAATGGCTCCTTAAATCTAGGCTGCATAACTAATGCCGGATCAGCTTTATATGGTCTTTTAGTCGTAGCTTCTTCATGAGCTTTTTCGCCACCAAGCATATAAGCTTTTTTATTTTGAGACATTGATATTTCCTTTAATATGCTTAGAATAATATGGGCGCATTGCTTCTGTTATGGGTACTTGATCCCATAAATTCATCTTAGTTAATAAATAACTTGACTTATCAGCATCATTGTCAAATGCTTCAGTTAATTTTTCTGACAATGATTTTGGAGTAGATATTTTAATTGATTCTGGATTAGCTTTAACAAAATCAATAATAGATTTATCTACATCAAAATCTAATTTAGCTGCCAAATAAATTGCTCTTACCACTCTATTTCTATTAGATGTTAATGTTATTTTAGGATCTAAACATGTTTTAATTACTTTTGTTTTTAAATCTTTAAAACCACTTCCAGTTGGATCATATACCGTATTTAAATCAAAATCTAACAATAAAGCATTGCATGTAAAATCCCTGCTGAACATTTCTTTTTTCATATTAGAAGGATTTTTAACATTCATATCACTTAAAATTTTTTCTATACCTGGTAAAATAAAATTAGAAGAAAAATCTATTTTCAAATTACCCATATAAATAGAGCTATGTCCATCTACAGCTGTTTTTCTT